CGACCGAACCTCGTCCATTTTATCCTTTGCTTCTTGCGTTTTGTCCTCGGCCAGCAGGCTCCGGACTTCCTGTTTCGCGTTCTCCAGCTTTTGGAGCAGTGCGCGGAGTTCTTTGGTCATTTCATCACCTCATTGGATTTTTGGAAAAATAAAAAGCTCAACCGTAAAGGTCGAGCTCGAGCAACATTTTTTCTTTTTCATATTGATCGGCGGCTCGCTTCTCGGAAGCTTTGAATTCTTCCAGCGAACGCGCCGAAACTTCGTTTGCCGGATACGCCGGAAACGCGACCGGGCTGATTTCGAACAAATCTGCATCCAACACAGTACGACGATAGATTTTTTTGCCATCGCGTTCAAATCGTGACCACTTGGCCCCATTTGTCCGAACTTTGAATCCGAACGAAACCCCGTCCACGTCGCCGCGCTTAATGAGCTCCCAAGCGTCATTACCGACCGTGGTATTTGGGATGTCCAATTCAAAGCGGAGTTCCTTTTGTCCGTCATACAATCGCAACGTGCCTGATTTTGTATTTCCAAGCACCTGGCTTGTATCGTGGCTCCACAATCCGACGACGTTCCGGGTTTTCAAACTGTCTGAAAACGCCCCTGCTGCAATTTGCTCGACGAACGTGTCACCGTACCAGTCCTGCATGTCCTCGGAATCCGTATCATACTTGATGCTCCCGGTGATGGTGCGCTTCGCTTCTTCTCCTTCACCTGATTCACGGACTTCAAGTTGCACCGGAATCGCCCGAATCTCCTTCTCCGGCATTTTCTTCTCCTTGTCCAGCTCCATCACCCCCTTTTCCGGAATATGCAGCTCCGGCTTGCGTAATAGGCACATAACTGCCGTTTACAAGCAGTTGATCGCCGCCCTCTGCTGGCGGAAGCTCCTCCTTCGCCCGAGCCTCATTGGGCGTAAGAAACCCGCCTTGCACGCCGATCCGGTAAGCCTCATAACGGCTTTTGAGGTCGGCCCGCAAGATTGCATCGGCGTTAAAGCGGAAAAACACGCCAGCATTAATCTCCTCGTCAAGCAGGAGTTTGTATGTCAACTCTTGCTCATACATGGTTAAGATAGGTTGCAGCGTGTCGGCGTAAAACTCCCGTTGTTGCTCCGCGACATTGGTATGCGTCGCTCGCGTCAAATCGTTAAGCTGGTGCATCTTAATCCCGTAGGCCGCTGCAATCTGCCGGATGGTCAGTTGGTTGTTTTCCAGAAACTGCGCATCATGAAGATTAAGCGCAATCGGCTGGAACTGGTAGCCTACCGGCAAAAGGGCTACGCGATGGGCGTTGTTAAGGCCAGATGCCATGCTCTCGAATCTCTCACGGAAGTTGCGCTTAGCCTTTTCGTCCAAATCCCCTACGTAATGCACGATGCCCTTTATCTGCAAGCCCTTCTTAAAAAAGCCGTTGACAAACTTGTTTGCCGCCGCGCCGTTTTCGATGGTCGAGCGCAGACAGTCCAGCGGAGACAATCCTACAATGCCATCCAGCGTAACGCCGCTTTTAAAATGCAACACCTCATGGGGCATGAGTTTACGCTGCTCATACCCCAGGTTGACCTCATAAGCGACGCTGGATCGGCTTGTTATAACGCCGCTTGCCGCCGTATCATTGTCCACCACAATCTTGACGCGGCTCGCGTCCATCGGCCACAGCCCGACCACTCGACCCACCCGGTCAAACTCGATACTGGCATAAGCGTTGCCGTATGTGCATCCTTGCGCCTCGATACATTTCCAAAAATCATAGGCGCTCATGTATGGATTGGGTCGGAGTTTGAGCAGTTGGTAGATGGGATGTCTAGTTTGTTTTTGGACGCCGGTTTCGTCTTCTTGGTAGACCTTGATCGGCAATTTGGCTACCGACTCGGATCGGATGCGCACGCATGCGTAAACCGTATCAACCTTGAGCGCATTTTTGCCCTTGACGTTGATCGTGTCCGAGTCGATGCCGAGGACTTCAAGCAGCCGTCGGTCATCGACGTTGAGTTCCAGCGTTTCGCGCTTCTCCTCGATCCCAAGCCATCGCCGGGCCATTCGTTTAATCACATCTTCACCCCCTCCTTAACCCCACAGCTTGGTTAAAAATTCTTCGTCCGCGAATTCGGACACGTCTGTTGTATTTTCGTTAACCATCGCCCGAACAAGCGCGTTGATAACCGCTGCAGCAAGGTCGATGCGCTGGCTGTCGTCCTTGTGCTTTTTGCTCAGTTTGATATTGCCGTTGCTGTCCGCAATCTCAACAGCATTGGATAAACACCAAGTCAAAAGCGGGCTTCCGTCATGGACAACCCGCCCCTGTAAAACAAGTTCCCGGAAATATTTTGTCGGCTCGGACAGAGTTTGTACGCCCTGCCTGATCTCTACAACTATCTTTCCTGCCGCTTCTCGCTCTTGCATAAAATGACTGGCATTATACGGGTCATAACATTCTTCTAAGATTCTTACCCCGTTATCAAACTCAAACTCATCAAGGTGATTTGCGATAAATTTGTAATCCGTGACCGTGCCTGGTGTTAACGTACACCATCCTTCTTTTGCCCAATGTTTGTACGGAACTCGGTCGGTATGTTCGTGTTTGGTCGCTGTTTCCTCCGGCATAAATCCGTGAGCCGTGACAGCCAATCGACCATCATCCAACCAAAACACATGAGCATCAGCGGTAAGGTCAATCCGTTTAGACATGTCAACACCAGCCCAACCCTCGCGACCACGAATCAACTCCAGGAATTCTTTACGCGGTACAGCCAGTGCCTTCCACTTGTCCATAATGCCGGACATGTATTTCTCCTCGCTGTCGGCCTGCCACAAGTTGACGCGCTTGGTCAACCATTCGCGAATCTTCGCAGGGTCGCCACTGTTAAATGCTTCGTCATGCTCGGTCCTGATTTGCTTCCGTAATTCCTGTGCATACTCGTTGTCTTCTTGCAGGATCGGGTTTGCCTTGACCCATTTGCTCTCGTCATGAGGATCATCGTCCTTATCGAGCGTGCGGATCATGACAAAGTACGTTTCAATCATCGGCGTTTCGCCGCGCAGCATTTTCTCCAACGCGTCGCGCTCTTTTTTACACGGGTTGTTCTCGGCGTTTTTGCCGGCCGTCGTGATGATCATCATGAGCGACTGCAGGCGTTTGCCGAAGCCTGAGTAAAGGACGTCGACGATCTCGCTGGTCGGATGCGCGTGGTATTCGTCTATGATAACGATGCAAGGAGCACCGGAGTCTTTATTCTTTGTGTCCTTCGACAGCGGCCGGAGCCAACCGCCGCGGGTCGCGTGCTCGATGTATGTCCGTTTGATACGAAGCCGCTTTGCGATATCCGGACTGCCTTCGCCCATCTTTTGCGCGTCGCCCCAGACCCGCTTGGCCTGCTGCTTGTCGACCGCTGCGCATTCAACCTCTGGCATGTCCTCGTAACGTTTCTGACTCGGGTCATACGGCGGGTAGATGCAGTCACCGCACATGCCGTACAATGCGACACCTGACATCTCCGTCGACTTGACATTTCCCCGCGCCCGCTCGTTATAAGCCCGGCTGAAACGGCGCTTTCCCGTGTCCTTGTGCACCCAGCCGAACACGCATCCCAAATCAAACTTTTGAAACGGCAGCAGCTGAATCAGTTGCCCTGAAAACGGACCCCGGACATGCCGGCAGCATCGCTCAAACCAATCGAAAATGCGATCGGCACGGGTCTCGTCGAAGACATACGGAAACTCCTCTGTGCCTTGCCGCTGCAGGTCCTTGAGATGCCTTTCGCATGCCAGCCATTCAAGCTGATTCGACGGACGAAGACCAGACACGATCTCGACCGCATAACGATGCGTCGGATGTAGCTCGCTCAGGTCCTTAGGCAAGTTAGTCAAAGAGGTCTGCATTCGGGTCGACCTCCTCCTGGGCGATCTTCCGCGCCAGTCGTGCCCGAGCGTTCGCGTTGAGGCCGAGTTTATCAGAGTATTGGACGATCAACCGAGCATAGCTCAATTGCGTTTTCACCCAGGGCGCTTCGACCAAAGAGCCGGCTGCATTATAAACCGTGTACCCTTTTGCCCGAATCATCTCAGACAATTCTTTATGCCGAGCAACGGCGTCGCAATATGCCGCCAGAACATCCTCGTCGACTTTATCCAGGACATCAAACTCTTTCATATCCCGGATGGTCTTTTTCCAGACTGCTCGGGCCTCGTCATCGAGCCATTCCGGCATTTTCATGTTGGCTTTTTTCTTGCGTGTTACCTTGGCGGCGGCGTTCTTCCTGGACTCGACTTCTTTTTTCGTCCAATGCTTTCCGCCGCCTTTTTTACCGATCTGCATTTTGGAAAAATCGATAACCTGGTTCACGCCGCCGCCTCCTCCTTTTCGAAATCATTTTGGGGACTTTTTCTCACAAACGAGTGGGGGCGCGGTCTCTCGGAAGGCGCTTCGAAATTTTTGCCCCTCCCCTTTACCGCGTTAAAGTGTTAAATATATCATTTTGCTTTAATGCGATAAAGCACGAAACCGATTTTCATGCCGTCGTTTGCTCTGCCTGTCTCTTTTGTTCCTTGTACTCTTCGTCGAGCATGATTACAGTCTTCACCTGGTCACGTGTCAGGTTTATATTCCTCTCGTCTGCAGCACGCCTGATAATGTAACCGAGTCTTTCGTCAAAACGATTGATATCTTGTCTGGGCAACATATTCTAATCTCCTCCATATTTTCTTTTATCATTTGCCGTCTTGATCGCATGATGCTGGTTGCATAGCGATCGCAGGTTACTCAGCACTAACCGCAAATGCCAGAACAGTCGCAACGGCTTGATATGGTCGACGACATCGGCCGGCGTAATCCGTTGCTCAAGTAAGCAGTCCTGACATAACCCATGATCGCGGATCAATGCCTGCTGCCTCACGCGATTCCACTCGACCGAGTGATAGAATGCTGCTGCCTGCTTATCCCTCTGTTGCTCGTCGTAACGCTTATGCCTGTCTTTGCGCTGCTGCTCGGCCAGATACGCATGCTCGGCGCAATATCGCTCTTGCGTCAGGTTGCGGCATCCGATCTTGTTGCAGGGCTTTAGCGGCTTAGTCGGCATATGATCCCAACCTCAGCCTGTCTCTATATCGCTTTGCCCATTTGATCGCCTGCGGTATATCGATGTGCGTCCGTCCGTAGCAGGTAAATAACGTGATCACCTTTCCTTCCCAACCTGCTCTCCACCAGGTTTCACCAATCAGCAAATAGCCTTTTCTGAATCTATGCCCCTTTTTTAGATCCTCTTTCAGCTTGGATATCAATTCCGTTTTGCTAACAGGCGCAACCCGCTCGCAATAACGTTCATACGCATGAGACTCTAGCTTGAATTGAATGTTATCAAGGGCCATAATCTCCTTCCTCACTTTACAATCGCATCTTTCGAAAACGGCATTAATTTAGCGCGCGCCATTTTGGCCACAATTTCAGCTTCAGAAATATCATCATACAAACCGAAATAGTATTGCTTTTTATTCACGCTCACCGTTACTTGCCATTTGCGGGTTTGTCTGTGCCAACTGACCCCGCGAATGCCCGATTTGCTGTTTGCTTGCGCGCTCTTTCGGTTTTGTTGATTTACTGAGTTAGCGACTACTCTCAAATTTTTGTCCTCATTGTTCAAGGTATTATTGTCGAAATGATCAACATGCATTCCTTCAGGGCAGTTAGAAACTAATCGATGCAGGTAAATGGTCTGCTTCTTGCCATTCTTTCTGAAATCCATCCTGCAATAATAGTTTTTCACGTGATCGTTCCACCACGCATACCAAGTACCCGGCAATTCCTGAACTAAAGGCAACTTTTCCGTCGAAATAATAGTTTCCAAGCCATTGTTTAAGAATATCGCCGTTGTTTCTCCTCGGATTTCATAGTCGTTTTTCATGCTTTGACCTCCTCGAATTTGAGGAGTGGCCGGAGTTTACCCGGCATATTAATTACTCCCGCAAAACAAAAAGACGGCTATTCCTAAACGGAGGCCGTCTTTCGTCATTCGATTGTCTTATCAGCTGGGCCGACACGTTCGCAGTATCGATCGTACGCATGTCGGTCTATCCGGATTTGCTTTTCAATCGCCATATCCCCTTTCTCCTTTTTACAAATTGTGTTAAAATAAAAACACACCGCTCGGAAAGCATCCGGCGGTGTTTTGCTTTTCATACAAATAGGCCATCACCCGGCGCCCTAGTGGATGACGGCCCGCCAATCCCCACGCACAGTCATCAAATGGGAGACCTCCTAACTCCCGTGCGTGGTGTATGTGATGCGTCACTAATCGCCCGGCTTGATAGACGCAGCGACGCTGATCACCGTATATAAAGCAAAACAGCCGCCTTATAGCGACTGTCTCATTGCATATGATGCGGTTCGGGAGACCTGCTCTTTAGTCTCCGATATGTTTGGACACCGCCAAGCTTCCAGTCTCCATATTCACCTTTTTCGCGGGCCATGGGCCATTCTCCCATGGACGCCAGCTAGCTACCTAGGAGGACTACGCCTCGACTGGAGAATGCGGCATGCCTCTCATCGCGTCTCTCTTCCGCCACCCGCGATATGAGGATTTGCACCCTCTTTCCCGAGTCGGATAACATCCGGCACAGAAAAGAAGGGACAAAGCCCTTCCTGGAGTGCTCTTACCTCCGTGCCACTCACCACACGCTTGCGACCGGCGCTAAGGAGCAAATACTCCCACCGCATGGCAGTGTGCCACGGTGGTAAGGGTGCTGTGGCGTCACCCGGACCTTTGGTCCTTTGTGATACCACAGTAACCTTTAATCACTCGCAGTTTTGTCGCGCCTCACTCGCAGTTTAGTCGCATTTTTTAAGATTCGAGAAGTTTAAGGGAATTGGCGACGGATATAATGCCTTCGTTAAGCTTTCTCGCCACAGTTGCGGGGTGCATATTTCCGAAGTAAAGGACGGTGACTTTGTGTCGCTCGCCTTTGATGTACCGCATCTCGACGATCCGGCGCACCTCGTCGTCCAGGATCAGCCGGACGGCTCTCTCAACGCTTTGCGTGGCTTTCAGATAGGCATTGTACGCCATCTTCTGCTTGGGCGCAAGGTTCTCTACTCCGATGCGTTCAAATTCGGTTACGACCGCCTTCATTCGCCTGTACCCGGCCAGCAGCGATTTTGTCTTTTTAATCTCGTCTGCCGTCGCTTGCGGAAAAAGCTCCAATTGCATTGCAAGCATCACCCGCACCCCTGTCTTTTTATTATCTTTTTGATA